CTATTCCCTTTCATATCCCAGCAAAAGATCACCCGCATCAACCTGATCCGTTTTCAATCCTTCCAGCAAAACCCCTGCCGCCATGCCTTCACCAGCTTCATCGACAGCTCCAACACTGTCTGTTTCAGCACTATACGCCTCTATTGCACCTATACTGGTCTCATATTTTGTGCCATTTTCCTTGACTAACACCGCCTTATCACCCATTTTAACCGTACCGCTTTCAATATAGCCTGTAACCACCACATCCTCATCAAATAACAGGAACACATCATCCACCTGAAATTCAAAAATATATTCATTTTCCTCATCAGTATCATCTTGATTTCCAGAATCTTCCGGTTCTGTTGGCTGTAATATATCCGTGCTGTCTTCCTTCGTTCCCCGCCCACATCCGGCGATACTGACCATCATTCCCATGATGAATAACAACAGCAATTTTTTCTTCATTCCCTCTCCCCCTGTGTCATATTGGTCTCTTTTTTCTTACCTGGAAATTCTTATTCAATTCCTGTTTGCTGACGCAAACTGCTCAGTTCCTGTTTAACGGAATCACTTCCAGATCCTCCGGCACATAGATCCTCCCTCCGAAATATTCTTCCGCCTCTTTTGTATAAAGTTTTTTCCGCTTCTCCATATGGTCGTCTTCCGTATGGTACAGGATCAGGTTTTTAACCCCCAGTTCCTCTGCCAGCATCGCCGCATCCTTCGCCGTGCTGTGGTGTTTTTCATAGGGATTATACCGCTTCGCATCGGAGGAGAGGCAGAATGCCTCGCTCATCAGATAATCGCATCCTGCCGCATAAGGACGACTGCATGCCGCATAGGGCTCGTCCCCCAGACATGTCAGACGCATCCCATCCTCAAAAGTCATCATAAAACCAAACTGCTTCTCCTTCTCCGAGCCGATGTCAAAGGTCTGAAATTCTGCACCGAGAAGGACAAGTTTCTCTCCGTCTTCCAGCACCCTGAAAAATATTCTGTTATCAAAAAAGCAGGTAAACTTTTCCCACAGTGTCAGATCGCAGATCGTCCGCAGGGTGCGTATTACCTTATCATTGCCGTATACGGTAAAGTCTCCCTTGTACTTTCCGTTTTTCATCCATGCCGCGATCTGGCGGACGATCCAGACGCCGCCTAAAATATGATCTGTGTGGGCATGTGTGATAAACATCTGTCGTACCTTTTTCAGTTTCAGTCCCGCCCTGTCAAGCTGGGTAAAAATGCCGTTTCCGCCGCCTGCATCCACTAACAGGTATTCGCCGCCATTCTCCACCATAAAACAGGTATTATAACAGTTTTTCACCATGGCATTTCCGGTGCCGAGGATCGTAATTTTTCGATTTTTCATAATTCTCCTTATTTCTGCGCTGCTTTTGTCTTAACTTTGTTGAGATATCGCATTGATCTGGTTTGTGGCAGGCAACGTGCAAACACAAATCTCGCGATTGAAAATTGTAATTTTCAATCTTCTCCCTATCGCAGTGTTCCTTTATGCATATTGCAGTTTAATCTGATTTTCTTATTTTGCTTTCCGTGTCTTTGTGTCTTCTGTGATCGAAACTTTCGGTACAAAAAACAGAAATATCGACGACAGCACCGTTTTATCCGCTGACAGTCAACTCAAAATCTCCTGCTTCTCTCAACGCCAGACAGGAAGGTGAAACATATTCTTTATGTTTCCACTCTTTTTCCTGTAAATACTCATGATCTTTTATACTGGTATAATGATCTGTCAACTCTGTATACGGCGCCACCATTTTTACTGCCCGGACTAATCTGTGATACATTTTTGTCAGGCACTCCGGCCTCGCAATATACTCCCCGTTCTCATCATAATATCCGGACTTCTCCATACTCAAATTTCCCAGGATCTGGCCTGATGATAACACAGCCGCTGTCCAGTGCGGCCTGCGCAATATGTAAAAAATCTTTATAATTCATCCAGTAATTGATCTGCTTACCCATTTTATTACTCAATCTCCATTCCTGGCTTCCACCAGATCTACTCTGACAATGCGATGACCATCCGGGACAATATCATATACCTGGACTGTATATCATTTTTCAGACCTGTTACCGTCACTCTGCACACATCCACATCCCTGTTCACCGTGCGGCCCACATACTGTATTGACCACGAACTTCCTTATGCAGGCCTACGTATAAAAATCAAGCCTCCAGAATCCCAAAGACTCCGAAAGGCTCATCATTTTTTGCGCTGCATTTATTTCAATTCCAACTCATCTGTCGGGATGCCAAAAGCCTGCTGCCTTGCTCTCAGAATTTTCTCCTGATACGCAATTTCCTTTTCCCTGTCTATCGCAGTTTTCAGTCTTTGCAGATTGACAAATTCCCTGATTGCCTGTTCTTTCAGTTCCAGTTCATTCATACCTGATTCCTCCATACAAACTCTCCTCTCTGCAAAGCTCTTTTTCTTTTCCCTGAATTTATCATAATATTTTTGTATCCTGTAAAGCAACCCATTTCTAATAAATTTTACTGCCTTTCCATTTCCACAGTGCCCTGTCTGATCGTCAGAAAACTATTAAAAACATCAAAACCCTCTCCGTCAGACTCTGCTTCCCCAATGTCATAACGCCCCACTTTTCGGCCTTACTGGCAAATGCTTTCAAATTTCCGTTTGGCGTTATGCGCCATGCGCTGTCGTTGTACTCCTGCAGCTCCTGATCAACTGCCGCCGCCATCCTTCTGGCTGCATGGTCACAATTATCAGTATAGATCTGGTAGAGTGGCAGGTTCTCATCTGCTCCCATCTCTTCTAAAGCCTGCTGATATTCCGCTTTCTTTGTGTCGTCTTCTTCTGTCGCCCACTTTTCATATAAAACTGAAAAATCCTCCTCTGCCTCAAGATACGGCGCCGCCTGTTCCAGAACAGTCTGATATTCCGCTTCTGTAATCGGTCTGTACAGTGCCATGTCATAATTGTCCGTAAGCTGATCCCCGTCCAGATGCAGGTCGCCCGACTGCAAAAACTGTGCTGTCTCATCCGCTGTCATCACACCTGTACTAAATTTACCGATACCGCTTTTTCCTGAAAGACATTCTCTGAGGGATCGCTGCATTCCGTTAAAGCTAAATACCATACCGCAGCCTTCTTTATCTACCAGCAGCAGGATACTGTGCCCAAGCCCTTTCATGCCGTTCGCATTCACCATATAATACAGCATACAGTCCTCGTCAGAAAAAGAGGACGCCCGCGGAGCAGGAAGCGTGGAAATGCACTGGCATAAATAAATTGCCGCTAAAACAAACACACTATATTTTATTCGAGAAATACTACGCCTCGTTTTATGATTCTTCATCCACATCCTGTGCCTGCTCTCAACTCTTTATCGGATAAAGCCACGCGTCATCCAGATGATAGCCGACTTCCAGGAGATATGCCGGTCTTCCATTCCAATGGCAATATATACATCTACCATTTTTTTAAACATGCTCACAGTTCGGATAACCGTATAAAATGTGTGCACATTCCGGACACAATGCCGCCATTTTAGAACTCGATTTAAAGAATTCACTTCCGCACTCATATCAAATGGCGCATTTACCTTTTATCATACATATTCTCCTAAAACCTGCTCATACTTTACCTTTTTTAATGTGCATTAACCCACAATAAATCTGAACACATAGAGGACAAACGCAATCAATCCCGGAACCTCCGCCACAGCCAGATACACCATTGTTTTTGACAATCCGCTCTGCTTTTCCACTCCGGTGCAGTAAGACAGCCTCACCCCATTTATGGCGCCCTTCACAATGCAGGAGCCGGCATTCAGCAGGCCGATCATGGCAAAAAGAAAGATGGACACTCCCCTGATCTTATCGGCTGTCATATTTTCATTGATAAACAGCCAAAGTACCATCATGACAGAATACACCAGATTTGTCATGCATATGGGAAGAAACAACATCACTGCATTTCTCAGTTCCCCACTGTCCGATCCGGCATGTTCCTCATTCCGCTTTGAGCGCAAAAGCAGCAAAACCGCTGCCAGAAACGCTGCCGCTGGCGCAAGTAACAGCGCGATCCTTATCACCACATCTCTGTCTTGTAATAATTCTGTATTCATTATATATCTCCTTACGGTTCATCGTATATACTGTAATCTGCCATTCACTCTTTTCACTATACAGAAGATCCTCTTTCTCCTCCGATGATACGGCAGCAACCATAATGTCTTCGGTAATTGATATCGGATCTCCATCAGCATAAATTTCCAACAAGCCGTTTTCTTCTTTTTGTATTTCCTGCGGCTCTTCAGGCTTTTTATCCACGTCCGGCGAATCTTCCGGCTCCTCATTCACCTCGCCTTTTTTCACTACCGTATCATCATAGCCTGTTTCCTCCGGCTCTGTCTCCTGTATTTCTCCCGGTGACACTGGTGTTTCAATCGTCTGTGCGCTGCCACAAGCCCGTCAACGCCGATATATAATTATATTCTTAGCATCCCATCGTTTCATTTACTACCCCTCGCTTTGAACCTGTCCTTCCCTGTTAAAACATACTCTATTTCATCTTTCGTTGCTTTGCTTCAAACCGTGACACAGAGGATAATGCAAGCTTTACCTGACACCCAGATACCGACCTGCATATTGGAAAGCCATAATATCTCAACGGCCTTAAATCCACAGTTTCGCATCAGTTCCATATTCTCTGACAATGAGATCGGAAAATAATCCTTTCCATACCGATCTATGTGTTTTCCGCATTCCTCAGGAATAAATCAGATTTTGAATATCGCAGGCAGAAAATTCCGCATTACGGCACCTGAAACGTTCCTTTACAATTTTTATCATCTCTTTGGAAGAATCACAAAAGACAAATTTTTCAAGGTCTACATTTTCATATGCGACACTTGCCATTTTCCCTGTCCCACAACCGACATCAAGCCATCTTATCCGATTATGATTAAAAATTTTTACCAGCTCTATGATTTCTTTATAAAATTGCTCATAATACGGCCTGCCATAATCAGAGCGCATAACCAGCCGCCATTTCCATATACTATCTTACGGGGTACTAATTATGAAAAATCTAAAACACTACACTGTCATCGGCACTTTTTTCGTCCTGATCACAGGAACACTGGCGCATTTTATATACGACTGGTCCGGAAACAACACCCTAATCGGTCTTTTTACGCCGATCAATGAATCCATATGGGAGCATATGAAATTAGTATTTTTTCCGATGCTGTTATATGCTTTTTTCATGATCTTCCGTTTGAGAAAAGATCATCCTTGTATCATATCTTCTCTTTCTGCAGGAATACTGGCAGGGACACTGCTCATCCCACTGCTTTTCTATGCCTATACCGGTATTCTGGGCAAAGACTGCTTTGTTCTGGACATCGGCACATTTATTGTGAGCGTCCTGTGCGCCTTTTTTCTTTCCTATCGGCTTACCTTATCCTGCAAAGCAAAACCGTACACTGTATTTCTCTGCGTCCTGACAGGTATACTTTTTTTCAGTTTTATCCGGTTTACTTACTATCCGCCAGCTTTTGACATATTTGCAGGACCGTCTGCAGAAACGCTTTACCTGACGATAAAAGGCTGACTTTCCGCTGGCCTGAATTCCTATCAGTATGATCGCTCTTTTCGCCAGCATTCTCTCCATCATTCAAATTCTCCCATTCCAGACATCCTCGCCGATTCACTTTTCTGTCCCCAAAGAACCCGTCGTAACCTCAACCTGTTTCCCGCTGAATGCAACTCCGTATTTGAAGATCGTTTTAACCCCTTTAGCTGTCATCTCAGTATCATACCTGCGGTCTTCAATCTGCGCCAGAGCGGCTGCCGAAAGCTGCTTCAGTTTATATAATAATATTCTGATGAAGCCAGGCGGTAATCCGAAATTCCAACCGGCATCGGCAGATCAGGCGGCATTTTACTTTTTTATATGTCCCCGTCTTAATCCGGCTATCCGGCGCTTATCATTCTCAATCCTATTAACATAAAGCCAGTCTGTGTAGTATATTGTCCTTTGCTTAACATACGCAAATCGTTTTACTTTGTCAATATAATATGTGCATACTAAACGAATTTTTACCGAATGAGCATACAATCCCCTATGATGCACAGTATCATTAAATTCGCATCTTTGTAATGCGTAGCTTGTAATTTCATTCTAACACCGGCCTCTTCCGGATGCAATCTTTTTTTCTGGAATCCCTTTTTTCTCTCCAGGCGGAGGAGGCGCCGGTATTCCAGAAACCCCAGGCATTGACTTTTTTCTGTATTTCCCAGAATCGCAAGGGGCCTCTTTCCTGCTGCACCATCCGCACGGCGTAATATACGGACATTCCTCGCCTAATCTCATATCTTCTCTCCTGCCTTGCCTTTTTCCTGCAATGCTGCATCCAGCGCCTCAACAATGCTGTCCAGCCTCTTTGCCCCGATGCCCTTCACTGGCTGCAAGGCATCCCTTATCTCCTGGCTGGTAAGCCCCGGCGTTGCCTCCTGGCCGTCCTTAAAACCGGATTTGTAGACGCTCTCCGCCCATAATGTCATCTGACAGTGATCCATGCGCCGTATGTTCTGGTACTGCTTGCGGTTCAGAATAAAACCTTTGGTTTTTCCCATCTTTACTCCTCCTCACTTTTCCAGACTGTTCCGTCACACTCATAGATTGTATCCATTGGCACCAGGTTCTTTTCATTCAGATACTCGCAGTATGCAAGACACTCCTCCCTGGTGGAGAACAAAAGAGAATTCTGGTTTTCTTGCTTCTCCAGCACATCAAAGGACGTACCTGGCACCACTAAATTCTTTTCTGCAAATACGGTACCGGCATAATCCAGTTTGTAGTACCTTTCCCCCTCTTTTCCGCAAGCGGTATACCAGGCAGCTATTCCTCTGTCTCTATCCGCCAGCTCATACCGCACCATTTTTTCCGGAACCATGACTTTCATCCTGCTTTTGTCGCACTCGCATTCGTCTTTGACTTTGTTTCCGGATGGAAGTGTTACCTCGATTCTCCGGCTCTTATCGCACTTATCGCACTTCGGCCCATATAGATATTCCCAGCTCGGCCTCCAGAAGAATGTCTGGAACCTCTTCATCAGCTCCTCTACCCTCATGCGCTTCGCGTTGTTCTCCGCCTCGCGCATCATCCTATCACATTCCATCTTCTTCCGCTCGTAGTCCCTCTTTACCTGCTCGAAATTGTCCTTGATTCCCTGGAGTTTCCGGTTCTCCGCTTTCAGCCGCTCCATCTCCTCCAGGAACTCACTCTTTATCGACTTTGCCAGGCTCTCTTTGAACTCCTCCACCTGCATCTCAAATTCAGATGGTTCACAGTAAAAATCATCCGGATAATACATGTCACTTCTCCTTTTTCTGCTTATCAAACACTTCCGCCGTTTTACATTCCGCACATCTGTGTACTTCTTTCACGTTGCCATAACCATTCACGCCAATTTCCAGTATCCGGGAAAATTCCCTGCATAGGTAGAATGTCTTTTCATCTGGCCCAACTTTTGCCTCTGCCTTTATAAAGCATGGACACTTCCGGCAGTCATCCGGAACCTCAATCACTATTTTCGCCATAATATACCTCCAATCAATCTAACCGGACTATCTCCAGCGTTTTCATATCTATGTACCCCACTATCTTCTGGTGCGGAGCTTTCCCTTCTGTAAAATAACACTTGCTAAAATCATTGCCGCATCCTTGTATGGAATACCCCTCTGCTCTTAGCTTATCGCATACGGCATTGTGGGCTATTGCTTTCTGCAATATGTGTTCTGGAACCACTCTCTTTCCCTCCTTCCTTAATCAACATGGCCCGCCCTCTGCCCCATGAAAAGCCCCGGCAGGGTACATCCAGTTTTCCTTCACATACACATCATCAGCTGTGAACTCTCCAGTCACCAGGCTATGTATCGCCGCTAAATCTCCATGATACACGCAAGATTCCGCATCTCCCACGAACGTATCCAGATCGCACTTGTTGTCCAGGGTAAATCCCAGAATCTCCTCGTCCTTCTTCAGCAGAGCATAGTCCTCCGGATACAATTCCCGGATGCCTGCAAACAATTTTGGAGTAGAGAAAATGCACATCGCGCAGCTGCACCGGTTCCACCCGGCACGGTAGCAAGGGTGGGGATTTACATTGTGCCTCTTTAACACCTCCCAGACATCCTTCTCCGAATAGTCGATGACCGGCCTCCACTGGTGAACCAGGCGGTGTGCCTTTGCCTCTGCATTTGTCCGGTGTATCTCCATTTCGTTATACTTAGCCCTTCCGGAAGATTCCCCACGCCTTTCACCGGATACCACCAGAACCTTCACATTTGCCCTGGTCTTTTCCAGATTTGATGTCACGCTGTCCTGGACGGCAGCTTTCAGATTTCCACTGCACCATCTCCCCTGGTGGGTGCCTCCCTTTGCCGGGAACATGTGTCGCTTGCCTCCCAGCTCCTCCAGCTGTTTCAACCTCGACAGATTAGACATCACGGTATCAGCCACCATGATTTTCAGATATGCGCTGCACCACCGGCGGCTCAAATCACCAGTCTTTGCAGGGAACTTCATTCTATACCCCAGCTTTTTCAGCTCCTCCTCCATATCATCCGTTGCTTTTTCCTTGATTTCCTGGCACTTGATATAGTTCTGCGACAGCCTGCAGCGTATGACCTCCCCGGTCTCCGGCTCCAGCCACTCCACCGGCTCACTTGCCCCTATTCTGTAAAGCTCTCCGAAAAAACCGTTTACCCTCCACGATAGCCGGAGCGGTACTCCTTCCACCTCTGCGAATGACCGGACATAATTGTGGGTGCATCTCCAGTCCATACGCCTGCATGGATGCCCTCCGTCTATATCGTGGTGCCAGAACTCTATCTTTCCCTTCGGCACTCCCAGCTCCAGCAATTTGTAATAGCAGGCGATACTGTCTTTCCCTCCGGATAATAGAACCGCCACCAGGTCATATTCTTCTAAGGGCAGCAATTCCTCCAGATATATCCGCTTAAAATGGTCTGAATCCTGCCGCCCTGGAACAGACGGCCTTATCCCGATGCCCTGGCCGTAAATCGGCGTGTCCGGCTTTCCCTTGACAACCGGCGTGTCCTTTGTGCAGTCTGCATCCCTTATGAACGTATCATCATCAAATAGGTTCATCTGTCCCTTCATACTACATCAGCTCCCATAAATTTTGATACCTTCTCAATATGGAACCGGAAATACTCCTTGCCAGGAGCCGCGCCCCATTCTTCCCTTCCAGCGCCGATGGAAAGCGTACACATGACTTCTACCTCCGGCGCATCTGCCCCATACCCATTTTGCAGGATGACCGGCAGCGCCTTTTCTGTGCGCTTTTCCCTCAACAGTTCCATCACAGTGTCCGTCTCACTGTCCTGGAATCCCAGCCAGTGGATGATCCGGACCGTCCAGTATGGCTTTATCTGCCGGTACTCCTCCGGCTTTTCCATGGTGAGAATCATGTCAAGCCATTTTTTCTTTATAGGCAATTTCAGCATTACGTCTCCTCCTCCTTCCGCGTTTCCTCATTTTCACAGAACATTTTCTGGAGCAATAGACCTTATCTGTCAGCTCCGTCACAAATACCTTGTGACACTCCGGGCATACCTTTTTCACTCTGCGTCTCCTCCTTCTCTCGCTTCTCCTGCTTATACAATGCCAGCTCGCCCATTTTGAGAGCATTGAACAAATCATAGATTGTTTTCACTTCGTCCTCTCCAGTCAAGCCCAACATAGTCATGCATACATGGTCTCTGTACCGATTGAGCGTATTTCTGGCCCACTCCAGTGTATATACAGTATCCGACTTATTGGAACATTCTTCTATAAGCCTATTTAATTCCTCACTCTCCAGGAAACATATATCATCTGCCACCGGCATAACAACGGTTCCATCCGGCAGCTCCACGATAGCCACAGAGTAATTGCCTGCCCCATTCTCAAACTCCTCGTAGTTACTGCCCCACTGGTGGAATTTCCCGATTTCAAAATTATGATAGGCGCCAGCCTTGTAATATCTGCCTTTGCAGTACCTTTTTCTCATTCTGCATCCTCCTCTCCACCGAATGTCTTTTCCCAGCACTCCGGACACATTCCGCTGATGAACATTTCCCGGATTCCGGGAGGGAGGTCATGCAGCATTTCTTCCGCATGGCCCTCCCCTTCCAGGAATCTGTCCAGTCTGTAATACAAATCGCTGTTCATGTCGATTCTGTATGTCTCATTGCAGAACCGGCACTTCACGGCATATTCATACTCTGCCTTTCCGGGAGGCATCGTAAAAATCTTTTTCATCTTAGGCTGATTCATCTTTCGGCTCCTCCTTCTTGAAATAGCACTCATGGGAACCCTCCATCACCTTGTTTTGCTCCTCCTCCGCATAGGAAAAACCATACTTCTCCAGGACTTCCGTAAATTGCGTGATAAGCTCCCCGGTTTCTTTTCTGTACGCTCCATCCCATTCCGTAAAATCTTTATCGTTGGTAGCACAGAAAGCGCCAATCATCAGCTGATGTTCAATGCTCAATTTCTGGAATTTGGCCTGGCACTTCTCCTTTTCTTCGTCCGACATATTCCACCAGTCTTTTGCATCTGATAGGAACGCCATAAGCGTAGTCTTGTTCATATAACCGCAGGCATCCACAATCACGCTCCAGAATCCCTTGACGGCATCCTCCGTATCCTTCAGCGGCTCAATCTTCCCAGCTATGGCATTGCGGATGAAACTTTTCCTCTGTGCCGTCATCTCCTTTGCAATAGCCTTGATGGTTTTCTTGTTCCGGTCCTTCTCCTTCTGGATGCGTTCTGCCTCGGTCATCGGCTCTTTTGAGTTATCCTTTTTCCGGATTACGTTCACTGATCTGTATGCCTTGTGGTAGAAGCATCCCTCGAACTTCTTTTTGCTGATTCTCTTAGGTGCTGCCTTTTCAGTGCTAATCCACTCCACGGTTTCCCACTTCCCGGAATACTGGTCCTTCTCATATTCCTTCGGAGCCGCGCCGATTCCTGCCTCCTCCAGCATCTCAATAATCTTCGCCGCCACCTTATCCCGGTGAATCTCCTCTGCGGCGCTCTTCGCTCTCCAGACTAAATCCCTGGAATTAGATGCCTCTTTCAGAATCTTATCCCTTATTTTGATGTCCTCAATCTGCTCCAGCGCATAGAGGTCTGTCAAAGACAGCTGGAAAGCTTCGTCCTTTTCCTTTTTCATCAAAATATCCTGGTTCAGTTTTGCGATATTCAGCCGGTGCCGGACCGTGGTTTTGGAGAATCCGGTCTTTTCCGCGATGCTTTCCTCCGTTTCCCCCAGGTCTAACATCATCTGGAAACCGTTTGCCTGCTCCCAGATAGTGAGGTCTGCCCTCTGCATATTCTCCTCCAGCATGATTGACATCTGCTCACGCTCCGAAAGCCCCCTTGCTATCTTGCAGGGAAACTCCGTCACCCCTGCCTGGGAACCTGCAGCATACCGGCGATGCCCTATGAGGGTGACATATTTCTCCTCCCCTTGCCCTATGGTGGCATCCGGGTCTACATCCACCAGAGGAATCACTGTAAGGTTCTGCATGATTCCATGAATTTTGATAGACTCCACCAGCTCTGACAAATCCCCCAGGTTCTTCCTGGGATTGTTCGGATGCGCCATGATCCGCTCCGCCTTAATGTTTACGATGTTGCTGTTTTCCATGATTTTCCCTCCTTTTTAGTTGAACGGCAGTTCCTCGTCAATGCCGTCCGGAATATTCATAAAGCCATCTCCGGCACTCTGCTCCTGCTGTCTCTGCTGGTTCTGGCTGTTCCCCTCGCTTGCTGCCCTGCTTTCAGCGAACTCCTGCTCCTCAATCACAATATCCGTTGTATAGACCTTCTTTCCGGTTTCTCTGTCGATATAGCTGCCGGTCTGGATGCGTCCGGTAATGGCAATCTTGATTCCCTTCCGGAGCCACTTTTCCGCCCACTCTCCAGCTTTTCCGAACGCCACGCAGGAAATGAAATCTGCCGACTGTTCGCCGTCCCTCCTGGCTCTGCGGTCTACCGCCAGTGTGTACCTGGCAACCGCCATCCTATTCTCTCCCTGCGAATACCTCACTTCCGGGTCGCGTGTGAGGCGCCCCATCAGAATAACCTTATTCATTTTCTTCTCCTTCCTGGACAACGGAAAATGTCCTGCATACTTTTCTCACAACCGGCTGCACAATCGTAAACTTCCCATAGTCATTGAATCCCCGGATAAACTCCATAGCCCTCTCCTCTGTCTCAAACCTCCTGGCCTTGCTCAATTTGACCGTGTACTGGAACACACGCGGAAAACCCTTGCTGACATACTTTCTTACATGGTCTCTTCCAGCCTCGATAACATAAAAGAAATGTTTGGATTCCTTCTGAATCTCCTGCGGTACCTCCTCCTTGTTCCTGGCCTTTTCCCTCTCATAAGCACCCACCAGGAATTGTACGCACATGGCGAAATTCTGCTTTGGCCCTTCGCACCATCCGCTGTAGCTCGGACACTCATTCTTGTAATTACAGCTCATTGTCTGCCTCCTTCTTTGAAATTTAATCTACTGCATCATAATTCATCCAGATTGCCTCTGCCCTCTTTGCTCCGTATGCGGATTTAGAAGGGAATACCACCTTTTTCCATCCTGCCAGGAACTCCTCGTACAATGCGTTCTCATATCCGCTTATCATCACCTTCGCCCTGGTTGTGCATATCGCCTCCAGGAGCTTTGCATGATCGGCGTCCGACATTTCAAACGCATACTGTTTTCCGTTCCTGGTGTCCAGGACATACGGTGGGTCCAGATACATGAACACATTCTCGCTGTCAAACCGCCCGATGACTTCCAGTGCCGGCCGGTTTTCAATCTGCACCTGGCGCAGGCGCTCCGCTACCGTGATGATGCTCTCCGGGAGGCTGTACCAGTCCCAGAGCGCATACATCCTCTCCCTTCCCTGGACATCATTCTTCCATCCGGGTTTATACTTATTTACCCGGAATCCGTGTGTCTGCCAGCATGAGGTAAGGAAAGCAGCCGCCCTCTGGCACTTGTCCAGGCTGTCATCCACAAGGCCATCAAATGAGCGGTCGTACATTTCGCGGCTGTATGGCGTTGCTGCGACTATTGCCGCCAGATGCTCCGGGTCTTCCCGGATGCAGTCGAACAGATTTGTCACGTTGCTGTCCAGATCGTTTATCGTTTCTATCCGGCTCGGCTCTTTGCTGAAAAACACCGCACCGGAGCCGAAAAACGGCTCCAGGTACGAATGATGCTTTGGTATGTACTGTATGAAATTCTTTGCCAGGCCCCACTTCGCGCCCGGATAATTCAATACCTTGTTCATTACCTCTTCCCTTCATATCTGTCATGCACCGGTATAGGGTAGCGGATGCCGGTCATTTCGGAGAACCTGGAATCCGTTGTATAGATGAAATTTCCGCCCATCATGTACCATCTCTTCGGGAAATACAGAGGCTTTGCATTGACATAGGACACGCATCCAACCTCTTTGCTCTCCAACTTGACGCATTCCCGGATGTCCTTCGGCATAAACGGAAATCCTTTGCCAATGATATACAGCCGGTTCCTTTCGGATGATATGCCGCCGTTACTGCAATCTCCATCTCCGGACTTATACACTTCTACCGGCAATCCGGTCTGCACATCGAACATTTCCTTAATCTTCTGTTCTGCCTCCGGATAATACCGGCAATTCAGCTCACGCTCCCGGATAAACACAAGGCTGCTGTTATATTCCTGGAGAATGACGCATCCGGATTCATCGGGTTTTATTGCTTGGAGCTGGATATAGTCCCCTCTTGCCGCAGAGTACGCAACCGCTTTGAAACACTTGCTAAAATTGTCCTTTACCGTATGCTCTTCGATGAATTTAAGGAAATGCCTGCTTACCATATCTCGGATTTCATCTTCCGTCTTTCCCTCTGTATCTGCGGAACCGCAGCTCACAACTCCCTCCGGTCCAGATATTTCATACCAGGTACCCTCCAGGTGGAATGTAAGCCCACTTCTCTCTGCTGTCACGATGCTGCCATTCTCCGCGCTGTATATGTTCATGTGAATCCTCCTTCCAGGCGGCTATTCAGCCGCCTCTAATTTTTCCAGCTCTTCCATCACCCTTTTGAGCGCATATCTCGCATTGTTGGTGAGCTGCCTCTGCCATGCCGACTGGCTCGGTGCCCATTTGAAACCGTTGCTTTTCAGAATATCTCTCACTTCCGGCTCCGGCTTGCCATCGAATATCAGCTGGAGCCTCATAATCTCGGTATTCTCTACCACCTTGCAGAACTGGTTCTCCGTTTCTTTGGTTCCGGCCTCCTTAGCCTTTTTGAGGGATTCCAGACGCTCCCTTGTCTGTTTGATACTCGCGTTGTTGTTGGAAAGCGCATACGGAAGATACGGCGTATCTGCCCAATGCCATTTCGAGGACATTTCCCCTTTCAATGCCTCAATTTCCTCCTGGGTGAGATTCGGGCATCCGTCCAGGGTCTTTTCCTTCCGGTAGTACGCATTGACCGCTTTCATCATGTTCTGGGTTTCCACAAGGCCGTCCAGCTTTTCCTGCAGCAATTCCACGGCGTTCTCGTCTCCGGAGAGGATGGGCTGGTCCTTCGTCAGAAGATGCTCAATCTTATCTGCATAGGAATCCAGATACTCCCACTCGCGGCAAAGCGTCTCCCTCCGGCTGTTCTGCTTCTCCTTTTTCCTTACCGGGAAATTTCCGCCGCCGGAAATCATAATGCTGGGGCAGGATGCCTCGTTGCGGTAGTAATCGTTGTAGTAGATAGACAGTTTCCGGCTGTAACGCTCCGCCATGCGCTGTGCCTTTTCCAGAAGGTGAGGTCTTTCTTCCGCGATCCGCTCTACTATGTCATACACCTTGTCAACATAGTGCCGGTACTCCGCTGTCGCGCTCCCTTCCTTGTATTCGCTGAAAGAGTTGATGTTCTTCGCCGTCCTCGCTGTCTGTTCATTGATTGAATAATAGGTTCTTTCCATGTGTTTTCCCTCCATGCTAAAATTTATGCTGATGCCGGTACTCCGGCTGTCGCGCTTTTCTTTTTCAGCCTTGCGCTGTCTACTATGTTCTGCAATTCCCTGGCCGTCAGCCCTGCGAAATTGTCCATGTTCAGCATCTCTTTGGTGATGCCCTTCTCTGCAAGTTGGTCCTGGAAGAATTTCATATCTCCAGAATAATCATACTCATACATCCTTTTTCGCCTCCTCGTATGCTTTCAGAATCACTCCCCGGAACTCCTGGAGCCGCCGGTTTTCTTTCTTCACATTTGACAACTCGCGTTTCAATTCCCCGACTTCCTCTATCAGCCTTCCGCGTTCCATCACCAGTGAGTACAGAATATCAATTCCTTTTTCTCCCCACACCAGGTAGATATATGACATTTGGAGAGGCGTTTCGATTGCCTCTGTGTTCATATACACCAGCTGAATCTTCCGGAACTCCTCGTCAGAAATCGGACGCTCTATCAAATGTTCAAACTCCAGCTTTATCATGCAGCCTCCCCTCTGGAGAGGATGCCTGCAATAATTGAATACGGACACTCGCAGACCTCCTGGCCTTCCGGGAAATCGAACTCCAGCTCCGCTTTTCCGTCTCCAGCAGACACCACCTTTGCCGGTGTGCCGATGTCTGCAACCTTTACAATCCATCCAGCCTTTACTCTCATAACTGATACCTCCTTGTGAGTTTTCTTTGTATCATCCTTTTGTATATTAGTATTATAACTCACTTTTCGGCGTTTGTCAATAAAAAGGCCGACATCCAACGCCTAAATGTGAATTTTAATATTAAAGAAAAAGCAGCCCCACAGCTGCTACTTTTTCTCTATCATAATTCTATACCCCAGCTTATCCAGCATCTCCTCAAATTTGCTGTACTTGATGTCCTGGCATTTCCGGAGCGTCTGGTAAATCGCCCTGCGGTCGGTATCCATCATCTCTGCAAGATCGGACTGGCTCACTCCATCCCTTTCCAGAATCTCCTCTATAATTTCCCCGGCGGTTCTCATTCCATTTCCTCCTTCTGTGGTCTGCTCCCATAGATGCCGCACTCCACAAGCTCCTCCGGCTTGATGCCAGTGTTGCACATTAGATAATCGGCAAACTCATAATCATACACCCTCTGCTGGCTGGAGCGCATCAGCTCCACCAGGTTCCTAATCAGTTCTTTTGCCCTTTCGTCCATATCCATCCTCCTATAATTCAGTCTCATGCTTTGAGTAGTACCGAATCAAAGCTCTCAAACCGCCTGCGTCAATAGTGAGCGCTTTGGTGTCTCCGTACCAGTGAGTCAGACGCGCCCCATAATGCTCCTCCGTCTTGCTGGTTTCATGTGCCAGCATCTTCTCCAGTTGTTGCACCTTGTAAGAATCCATGTTTCCCTCCTTTACATCATCGCCATCTCCGCCGTCATCATCCGGATATTTTCATCCTCCAGGCAGGCGCGGCTTGTCACTACGAAATATGTTATGTTTCTCCCCTCTGTCGGCAGGCTGTACGTCAATTCATGCCCGGATTCCTCCATACAGGAAATGAAAGCGTCCGTAATGTCTGCCAGCCCCAGCTCCACATCCGGAAAATCATTCAGAATATCTATCGCCTGCTCTTCCGCATCCATCTCCCGGAACCGCGCATTGACCGCCTGGAGAACCTCCCAGGCTTTCCCGGTTTCCTCCGTGTAGTCCTCGATGACCGTGATCCAGCCGGCATAGATGCAGGAATACCGGTTATCCTTCAATTCCTTAAGCTCTTCCTTTGAGAGTACGCGCAGACCATCCGCATCAGAGAACGCATCGTACTCCCTGGTGAGCAGTTTCTTCTCCTGGACAGCCAGCCTCCTTGCCTCCACAATCTGTTCTGGCCAAAACCTTCTATCCTTCACCGCGCTGCCTCCTTCATGTCCTCAACATTCACTCCCAGAGCCTCCAGCTCTTCAAAATCCGTTCCCAGCTCTCCCAGGAGCATCTCCCAGAATTCCGCGCCGGTGTTGTAGCTGTCGGAGTGCCTCTCCGCATACAGCCCCACCGCATTTGCCAGCAGGACCGCAAGCCGATTTTCCGCGGATTCCCCAGGCTCCTCACCGTCCACCAGAATCCGCTCCATTTTCTCCCTATAATTGTAAAGTTCATCATGGGGATGCCATAGGTATCCGGCAATAAAAGAGGAATCCGGCTTTTTGCTGCCCCACCCTCCAATATTCTCCCCATAGCACCGCTCGCCTTCCCCAATCATCTCTATCTTGTCTCCGAAGGTTATGACCTTCTGGCCGTTCACATACACATCCACCGTGCCCTGGGTAACGCTCATTCTCCGGCGCTTTACCTCGATTACAAGTTTCATGCGTTCCTTGCCTCCTCCACATATTTCTCTGCCTGCTCCAGGGAAGGGAACCAGTCCTGGTAAATATCCCTGCGGCTCGTGCTGGTTGATGAATTTTCCGGCTTGCATACCGCCTCTATTACATTGGTGATGTTTGCTGCCACCTGGCCGCGGTCATTTACCGATGTGGTGACGCACCAGAATTTCTTCATCCCTCCCGGCACCAGCTCATACGCCTCCAGCTGTGCTGCAGACAGCGGCTCCTCATACTCGATGTATCCCCAGGCATCGCGCCCTATCTCCTCACAAAACTGCTTATTGTCAAAATTCACGATTTGCCCGGCTCCCTGCCTGGGAAACGTCCCAGGGGAAACCGGCCTCTGTGTGCTGTAATACTTCATGCTAATACCTCCTTATTTACCAGATTGAACCCTACCAGGTGATTCACCGTCTCCGCATCCATAGCAAAGAACCGGCCTTTCCGCGTCATGCCTGCCTGCCTATAAATCACCGTGCCATACACCCTTTTCTGGGCGACACTGTAAAAAAGCTGGTAGATACATCCGTATGTGACAATGTACTTTCCCTCCTGGTAGTACCGCTCCGCCTCCTCCGGCGTCAGCTCTACCTTGCCTATTCTTACAATCCCCATACCATCCTCCTTATCTCTCCATGTACCTGGTAAAGTTCATATCATCAAACCTGGCTCCTGCAATCGCCTCCGGATTGTCAAAATCGTCATATTCAATCTCCGCATAGGTTCTGGGGAGGCCGTAACCGTCCTCTTCGTACTCTTCGTCATCTTCATCACAGAAACAATCTGCATTCATAATCATAGCATCATAAACTTCTCCGCTTACCTGTCCGCTATCATATAGCTCCAATGCTCTTTTGAAATATTCATTCCTTTTCATGTTCTACCTCCTGCTTTTTTGATCGGGCGCAGCCCTTTTACAAAGATTGTCTATTCGGGTATGAATTTATAGAGCGGCTTTCATACGTTCCGCCGGTTCACGCGAATGTCGGGGAGAACCGCCCCTTATCTGGTTTCACACTAAAGCCAGAAAACTTGCTGGACACCATGAGCATTTTCCGGCGTTCCCTGCTCAAACCGCCTCCCCATTTTCACATTAAAAACCGGGCGAAAACCTGTCAGACAGCACCAAATAGACAATGTTTGTAAAAAGACTGCTCCTCCGTCACTCTGCATTTTCACGGGCTTGTGACCGTCCACGGCTGCATTACGGCGGGCCTTGCGGCCCTTTAATCTACAAATGTGTGGCGTTCAAAGTCATATATACCGATTATAAAATGACCGTCATATATAACTTTGCTCCTGCTGTTATCCAGCTCTTCCAGCTCAATGTATTCCGTTTTTGGATAACCCAGGGCAACCATAGCTTTCTTGACTTCTTGAACCTTTGCCATATCAATACCTCCCGCACATACATCTGCTGCATTTTGACTTTGTGTGTTCCTGCGCCTGCTCCAGGACTTCCTCCAGTGTGTAATGCTCATTGTGTGGAGACTGGAAGATTTCAAAGTGGCCGCAGCTTTGCTTTGTGATGTAAACCATATTGAATGTGAATCCTACAAATTCTCCGCGTCCCTTGCTTATCCATCTCTCGTCCTGGGCGATGATCCTGTCGATGTACTCCTTCTCCTCCTCGCAGGAGGCTCCAGCTTTCAGAGCCTCCCAATCCGGAACGTATCTCCCATATTCATTTTTCTGGTTCTCTGTCATTACCTGGAAATTGATTGCCATATCCTTATTCCTCCCTCTCTGTTCTGCCACAAACGACATCCTCAATTTTCTTCCGAATCTCTTTCAGCTTGTTCTCCGCCTCAAATTTCTCTGCATCCAGCTCCTCCATGAGCTTTGCTGTCGGCTCCATGTCCTTAATGAGACACATTCCGCCCATCTTATACAGCGTTGCTATCTGCTCTTTCCCTTCGGTGTTACTGATTGCTGGATGCCATGTGTAGACATGCTCGATAATAGCATAGTCGCTCTGCCTTACCTCTCCGCCGATTCTCTCCTCAAATTCCTGCTTCATCATAGCTTTATACCTCCCTATAACAGTCAACATTCCATGCTCCGAAAATTTCTATCATCTTATCTGCATATTTAACAGCATCATCGAAATTGTCAAAGCACTCTTTTTCAACGAAATCTTCATCCGCTGCCCTTACTATCCATCTTTCTGCCATTGTGAACGCCTCCTTGTGAGTTTTCTTTGTATCATCCTTTTGTATATTAGTATTATAACTCACTTTTCGGCGTTTGTCAATAAAAATAATGACAAAAACTCACAAATAGGCGTTTTCTTTTGATTTACATTTCCTCTCTGCACTCTTATAATGGAATTGGAGGTGGTTATATGTGGTTAGATTTTTTCTTGTGCTTATTCCTGGGATTCTTCGGCGTCCATAAGTTCAGACAGCACAAAATAGGCATAGGAATCCTTTACCTATGCACATTCGGTCTCTTTGGCATCGGATGGTTTATTGACAGCGTTTCACTCCTGCTCAAGGCGATAAAGGGAGTGCCGCCGGAAGGGGAATCTTCCGGAAGTATCCTACTCCCGGATGGAACGCTGCCTATCGTTGTTTCAACCTCGCTCATTACCGCTCCTGGGGAAACGTGCCATTATTCCAGGCCAGCAACTTCCATCATTGTCAAGAATAAGGTGATCGGATATGCTGGAGGAAACGCAGGCATCAGCCTCCGGATAGCAAAGGGAGTGACGTACCGTGTCGGAGCCAGCAAAGGCGCACCGGTCCGCCGGAATGTAGAAGAATCCTATCCGGGTACATTGTCCATTACAAATCAGCGTATTGTGTTTGTGGCAGCAAAAGGGGGATTCGATAAAAAGATAGCGGCTCTTTCTTCGATGACTCCTTGTGAAGATGGTGTGGTATTCCAATTTTCCACCCAAAGCTACATTCTGGAGACTAAAGATGTGGATAGGATATGCCAGATAATTTCCCATATCGTGAATAGTGAGGATTAAGCACCTTCCTGGTGCTTTTTCTTTTTGGACATATATGTTTCTATATAATATTGGTTTGGTTATGGTTATGGTTACGCTGGACTGTCCACGGATGCGTCCGCGGACAGTCCATAGGACGGTCTAAAATTCCAGGCACATTATAATAAGAAGAAACAGCTCCCAAAAATTCTGCCTGGATGTGCTGGGGAATGGGCGGAAATGATGTGTCCACGGACAATCCACGGACAGTCCATAGGACAGACCGCCTTAGACTTTCGGACATTTTATGGACGTTTCCACGGACAGTCCATAGGACAATCCACGGACGGTCTAAAGATGGCAATAAAAAAGAGCCTCCCTGCCCGGAATGAACAGAGAGGCCCTTTGCCTTATAGAGATGCAGATGCGGTGTTACGCTTTCTTGTTGATGAAATCTTCGCAGTCAAGTATTCTGTACGCTTTTTCAAAGACATCCTTCGGAGACCATGACACATAGCCATCCGGATATACTACCTTATATCCGGGCCTGCCATCCTTCTCCTGCGGCTCCGCCTTTACGATTTTAACGCCGATGTAATTTTTCATACGCTGTATGCCCTCCTATGATCTGGAAACTTTGTCGGCATCCACCCAGCCATACACGGTGCATCCGCTCCCGGTATGCTTCAAGTGGTACGGATGCGCCCCGGTCTTGTTGATGGCCGTCACCTTCGCGGTACCGCCTTTGCAGGCAGAGGACTTCGCGCCCTTGTAGCTGCTGGTGTAATGGACGTTCCCGGAATAGTTCACGGTATCGCCCACCTTGATTGCCACGGTTCCCCCGGAAGGACCGGAGCCGGATGCCGCGCCCTGGATGTCAGCAGCATCCACCCAGCCGTATACATTGGAGCCTTTCCCGGGAACCGCCACCAGATGGTACGGATGCGCTCCCTTTGCATTTATGGCCGTCACCTTCGCCTGGCCGCTCATGCAGGAGACCTTTTTGGCGCTTGCATAGGAGCTGGCGTAATGGTTCTTTCCGGTGAATGTCACAATATCACCCACTTTCAGATTTCCGGAAGTGTTCGGCTCGTCCGGCTTGTCTGCCTTGCCTGCGTACTTCGGAAGGATATACCCTCTGATATACCGGCCGTTGACCTGGAGGTTCCTGCGGCCCACAACGCCGCCGCTCATATTGCCCTCCAGGACGGTAATGGTGCTGCCTGCCACCTTCTCCGCCATGCCGACATGATCGGGCCAGCCGGTGTTGTTCCCGATGCCGTTATCATCCCAATCATAGAGGATGATGTCCGCCGGTTCCGGTACATAGGCGTCGTTTTCTTCCCAGATTCCCATCTTCTTTGCCAGCTCTATCATCTGGCCGCATCCGCACTCCAGGGGGATGATGTCATCGAACCCTGCCTCGATTGCTGCTGCAGATATAGTGGTGGCGCAGTATGCGTCCGTGTACTTCACGGAATAGTTCCGCGCCAGCGGCTTATGTCCGTTGTAGGTATCAATAATTTCCTTGTGGGAGCCGTCCGACCTTTTCAAGCCTACCCAGCCCTGCATGATGCTCAATATGTGCTGCCTCGCCTGCGTCTCTGTCATAGTTGCCTTACCTCCTTCTGGTTTGGTGCTTGTGCCTGCCGTATTGACCGATGCAGGCTTTGCAAACTCGTCATAATACTTTTGTCCATATCCAGCCCTTTTCTTCTTTACAGCCTCTCCCTGGTTCTTCGGACGCTCAAAATCAATGAGGACGGCATCAGACGCCGCCCTCACAGAAGTTGCAGATTTCAGAATCTCCAGGACATTTCTGTAGCTGGTGGAAAGTTCCTGCATGAGGAAATCCAGCTGCATCTCCAGATCACCGATTGACACGCCCCTGGACTTTGCCAGGTCATAAAGGCCGGCTTTCCTTCCGGGTGATGTCCATTGTGCCAGCCCGTACCCGTACTGTTTATTCGGGAGAGGATGCAGGAACTCCTCTTGGCTGATTTCCCCGCTGTCCACCGCCACTGTGTACGTTTCATCCGTACAGTACAGCTTTCCGGCCTCTTTGAGCCGCGCCTCACAGAGATCCTCCAGGTTCTTAGGATTGAGCCTGGACTCTGCGGACAGATTCCCCATGAGGCAAGCCACTCCATGATTGCTTAGTCCTGCGGATGCCAGATAGTTCCATACCTGCTCCCGGACCGTACTTCCTTTCAGTGCCATAGCGTTTCCCTCCTCCTACATCATTTTGCAGTCTTTTCTCCCGGAGCTTCACCGGCAGAGTTATTGATAGTGACACCGGAGCCTGCTTCAATTTTCATCTGCTTCACTGCTGCTTCAATCAGAATGTCCAGCTGTTCATCCGAAAGGGCAATGTTCTTCTCAATAAGCAGCTCTTTCAGAAACTCCGTAACGTATGCCTTGCGTTCCGGCCCATCATCAGACCACATGACCTGCTGGGCTTTCAGTACCGCGTACCGAACCCACTTCTCTGCCAGGGCCAGCTTATCCGCCCCGATGCGCTCCCTTACCCAGGGAATGACGTACCGCGTGATAAGCATGACTGCCACCATGATAACTACCTTCAAAAGCTCAAATAAAATCTCATTCATTCAGATTTGCCTCCATTTCTTTCTGTCTTTGTTCCTCGTGTTCCCTGTCCTCCAGCTCGAATGACCGCTCCCTCTGCCGCTCCTTCGTGGTCTTTATCCAGCCCATGACACCGCACTCCCCTCCGCAGACAGCAAATACGCATGTGCAAAGTGTGTCCGGGATTGCCCCGGTCTGGTAGTAAAGCCATATCATCACCACGATAAAGAGAAGCAGGAAAACGGCAATCACCGCCAGGATGATGTCCATTGTCCGGACGCTTTTCTTTTCCTTCATGCCTCGCCTCCTCTACAGCCCAATCTTGGCAAATACAATAGCCAGGACAGCTCCCAGTATCGCGGTTCCGATGTATGCCATCGCTTTCCGCCACTTCTCGCCGTCCCGGTTCTCGATTTGCTCCAGGCGCTTGCTCTGCTCCTCCTGGACTTTCAACATGTTCTGCATGTTCACCGCCAGCTTTTCCGTGGACGCTGCCAGGTCGGTCATCTTCTGGATGCTGTTCTCCAGGACTCCGATGCGGTGATTCTGGCGGTCGTTTTCTTCCTTCAACCGCTCATTCTCCGACTCCATCAGCTGCCGGAACTGCTCCAGCTCCCTATGTGTTACCGGGTTATCCATATCCTCTTCACCTCCTTCCATTGAAAAACCGCCCTCTCCAGGCGGTCTTAAATCTATCCTTAAATTCACACATGCCAGACAAGGCTCCTGCCCTGCCGGTATGTGGAAATTCAAGCAATGCTCACACTTACCATACCAGCTGCAAGTCGTTTCGCATTTCCCATTCCCCATAGGACATACGCATTTCCTGCTGTATGGGGAGCATGTAAAGAAGTTCTTCCTCTCCATCCTCCAGCTTTCCTCCTTCCGCGGTTGTGAGAACCATCTCTTGATATATCTTATCTAAAAGAGCCTGGCTGTCTGTATGGCCCAACATCCCTATGTAGCTGTTGAACCGCTGCGTCACTTCCTGGAGCGTCAGTTTCCCTTCGGCATACTTCACACAGACACCGGCCAGGTTCCGTTTTATTCGTAATGATGTGCTTTTCCGCACGTTCACTTCGTCCGCCCACACTCTGTATCCTACAAATTCGATTCCCTGCGCTATCGGACGGATGCAGGTCTTTTGATTCAGATTAAGCTCCAGCTCCACTTCCAGGAAGGTGCCTATCCGGTCTTTCCATTCCCGGAGCTGCAATTTGCTGTTGCTCAATATAATCACATCATCCATATAGCGTATATAGTAACGGATTCCCAGGACGCGCTTGCAGAACTGGTCCAGGGCATCCAGGTAAATGTTCGCAAAGAGCTGGCTCAAAAGGTTCCCTATCGGCATCCCGACATCATAAAGCCGTTCCTCCAGCGGCACGTCCTCCGGATTCTTGCCAGGTGGCAAGCCGAATGGCGTATGTTTGCAGTCGATAATCCCGTACAGAATCTCCAGCACTCTTTCATCCTTGATTTTCTTTGCCAGGATTTCTTTCAGTATCCGGTGTGATACACGGTAGAAATATTTGCTTATATCCAGTTTTAGGAAATACCAGGTTTCCCCTTCCTTCCGGGAGACAAGCTCCAGCCAGTATTTCAGCCGATTCATAGCTCCCAAGCTGCCCCTGCCGGGAATACATCCGTATGTGTCCTTGATGTATCCCGGAACCAGGAGCGGATTAACCACACGGTAAATCGCCCATTGGACGATGCGATGACGGAAGGATATTGACATAATCATCCGCAGCTTTGGCTCATGGATATAGAAAATGTAATACCGTTCTATACAATAGCCGCCACTTAGGATTTCCTCTCTCAACAAAGTGAGCTTTTCCCAGGCATCCAGATTGTACGCCAGGACATCCTTCTGGTACCGCCTGCCCCTGGAGGCATCCTCCAGGGCGGCGTGTAGGTTTTCCATAGAGAAGATTAGGTCAAATACATTCTTTATCTTCATCGCGTCATCCTCTCTAAAAATCTCTGTGTCGCGGCGTTCACATTTTGTGTTACTTGCAGTTTCCAGAGTTGCCTTCTGCTTTGTTTGTCTCCACAGAGGCGGCACCACATACGCACACATGGCACCATTTTTCTCCTGCCTTGCGGCCCGGAGCGGAAACAGGCTCCTTTAATCTCTCGCACTGCCGGGCAGACCGTAATCTGACCGGTTCTGGCATATGAGAGTAGAGCGGAGCGAAAACCAACGTTGTGGTTCGAGTTCGAGCGCGGGTTGTTCAAATTCACGTTGAACACGCCAGCGTTCGCGGCGTTGTTCCAGTTGCCCCCACAGATCGGCAAACGTAGTGTATAGCCTGCTCCCAAAAGGAAAGCACCCGGTATTCCCGGATGCCTCCCTACCTCTTGCCCTTTGCTGCAGGCGTCTCCTCGTATATGTACTTTTTATACCCTCCAATCATCGCGCCGATTTCTTTTGACCGGCGCGTCCATTCATCATAGGACGATGAACCTTTCAGATATTTCAGCGCATATGCCAGGGTGATAAAATCCTGCAAGGCTTTATTCTTCATATCCAGATTTTTGCACGGAGTTTTCTTATTCTGCTCGAACTGGAGAGCTGCCGCAAGCTCTACCATTTCATTCATGCAGTGGGCGATGTCATCTCCCAGGAGTTTCTGGTGCGCCACGCTCCACCGTTCTATGAGCGGCATCGCATACGCGGCCATGTCTAATACTTTCTGCCTTATCTGGAGATTTTCCGCCTCCTGCTTGCTTATGCCGCCGGTAGTGGCAGCTCTCTTTTCAGACATATTGCCTCCGTAAAGTTATAGCCCTGCTACCGCAGGGCGGTCAGTGATTCAGTGGGCAGTTTTACAGTTCTACATAAGCGGAGCGAAAACCAACGCCGTGGTCCGAGTACGAGCGCGGGTCGTTCAAATTCACGTAGAACACGCCAGCGTCCGCGGCGCTGAGCCAGCGGCCCCCACAGAGCGGCAAACGTTCTCCGGCGTTGTTCATCCAATGACCGTCCCCAGCGTAATCTCCTCCGGGTTCATCCGGATAAATCAGAAGGACTTTCGCCAGCTCCGGAGCCGTCAGGCCGCTTGCCAGCGACATATCCTTGTACTCGCAGTAACGCCCGGCATCCGCCGCGACAGTAATTCCGGTTGTCAGCTGAATCTTGCCGGACACCCAGTCATATTTCAGAGTTGCAGCCGTCCC